AAAGAATCTATCTGACGAAGTCATTAAACTTCAACAGTTAGAAAAAAATATAAAAGCAAAAGAACAAGATCTCAAAGCTTTAAAAGAAACGGCTGAAAAAATTTCAGGAGAAGTCATCCCAACTATTATGAATGAGATGTCTTTATCTTCTTTAAAACTGGCAGATGGTTCTTCTGTGGAAGTTAAAAAAATTTATGGTGCTTCAATTCCAATAACAAAAAGAGAAGCAGCATTTAACTGGCTTCGAGACAACGACCTAGGTGATATTATTAAAAATGAAATCACTGTTTCCTTTGGTCGTGGCGAAGATAACAAGGCGGCACAATATGCCTCCCTTGCACAAGGTCAAGGTTACGAACCTGCACAAAAGCTAAAAGTAGAACCGATGACTTTAAAAGCATTACTCAGAGAGCGATCTGAAGCAGGCCAAGAGATGCCTTCTGAGTTGTTCAACACGTTTGTAGGAAACCAAACAAAAATAAGGAGTAAATAAACATGAGTCAAGAAACAAGCGACTTAACTGTTAAGAAACAAGCAGGAGTACCATCCAATTCATTATTTGAAGCGGATGCGAAGTTAGGTTTAGAGAATATGGACCAAGATGATTTGGCCCTACCATTCTTAAAACTACTTCAAAACAGTTCTGACGAAACGAAGAAAAAACATTCTTCATATGTCGAAGGAGCTGAACCAGGAATGTTCTATAATACAGTCACAAAAAAATTGTATGATGGAGCAAAAGGCATCGAAGTCATTCCATGCTTTTATAAACTCACTTTCCCTGAGTGGGCACCATTTGAAAGAAAAGAAGGTCGTCCGGTATCACCCGATAGAGGAGCAGACGTTCTTTCTCAAACTAAAAAAGATGCATCTGGTAAAGATGTTCTTACAAATGGAAATGTCATTATTAAAACAGCTAATCATTTCATTATTATTCTTACAGAAAGTGGAATTGATAAAGCGTTAGTAGCGATGAAGTCTACTCAACTCAAAGTTAGTCGAGGCTGGAATTCAATGATGAAAAGCATCAGTGAAAAAGGTAAAAATGGTACCTTCAATCCGCCATCTTTTAGTCACATCTATCAATTACGTTCGACTGAAGTAACAGGTAATTTTACTTGGTATGGATACAACGTAAAACTTTTAAGAAAAGTAGATAATGTAGATCTATATCAACAAGCTAAAGCTTTTCACTCTTCAATTAAGAGTGGACAAGGTAAAGCTGCTGAGAAAGACGACACAAACTTCTAGGTTTAGTTGCTGTTGCAATTAAAACAGGGCGGGAGCGGGAGACTTAACCCGCCCTCTTGAAAGGGATTATGATAGATGATTTTATAAAGCTATTTACTGGACTCAAAGAAAACTTTGGTCAAATAAAACTACAAGCCAAAGTAGAGTTCGATAAAGAAAGAAACAAGATTAAACCAGAATATATCTGGTCTAAGCAACCTATCCAACCTATTCATTATCAAAAACATTTAGACGGAAAAATATCAATTGGAATTCAACCCTGCACCAAAGAAGGTAAAGCTTACTTTGGGTGTATTGATGTTGATCCTGAAAATTATCAAGATTTTAATATAGTTCTTCTTCTCTCTCATATAGAGAAATATAAACTTCCTTTAGTTCCATGTAGATCTAAAAGTGGAGGTCTCCATATTTATTTATTTTTAAAAGAAGCAGTCGATGCTCAAACAATGCGAGATTCTTTGGCCTCTTTATTATTACCCCTTGAACTAGAAAGAACTACAGAAATTTATCCAAAACAAATTGAACTTGAACCAGACGAACATGGAAACTTATCCGGAAATTTTATTAACCTTCCTTACTTTAATTATACAAACACTAAACGTTATGGTTTAGACAAAAACAATATTGCTTTATCTTTAGAACAATTTCTTAAAGCAGGTATGGATTCACGTCTAATGCCTGAAGAATTAGAACAACTTATCTCTAGAGTCGAAACAGAAATTTTATTAGGTGGAGATCCAGAATTTGAAGATGGTCCTCCATGTTTACAAAGACTTTCTAAAACTAAAATTGGAGATGGTAGAGATCGTTTTATGTATAACTATATGGTCTTTGCTAAGAAAAAATATGGAGAAGATTGGCCAGACAAAGTTAATGAAGCTAATAAATATTTTGCAGTTCCTTGGCCTCTTAAAAAAATTAATGATAAAATAAAATATTGGACTAAAGATACCGCTAATCATACGTGTAATGATGAAGTTATTTCAAAAGTATGTATGAAACATGTTTGTGTTAAAAGACCTTTTGGAATTAAATCTGATACCACTTCTACTTTTCCTCTAATCTCTGGACTCCAAGTTATTTTAAGTACCACACCTAAACTTCGTTTTACTGTGGAAAAACCAGATGGTAAACCGGAGGAATGTGAAGCATCCAATCCTGATATTTTTACAACTCAAAAGAAACTTTTAGATTTAATTTGGTTACAAGCAGGATTTTATCCAGACCCTCTTCCTCCTAAACAATACCGAGCTTTTTTAAATTTAGTAATGAAAAATGTTACACGAGTTTATCCAGCTCCAGGAACAGAAACCAAAGATCAACTTTACCAACATCTTTACACTTTTTGTGTTAATTCAACACAAGCCAAAACAAGAAGTGATATTAAAGGAGGTTTATGTTGGAGTGAAGGAGGTTTTCATTATTTTCTTTTTCCTTCATTTTTTGAAACTTTACCTACGAAATGGAAACTAGATTCCACAGATACAGGGCTTTTAATGAAACAAGACTTAGGAGCAGAGTTTGATCACTCTTATAACATCGATAACAAAACACATAAAGTTGTAAAACTAAAACAAATGAAAGTAGATCAAATAGAATACAAAAAACCAGAGAGAAAGGAGCCTAATTATTAATGAACTATAAAGTGATAGGTCCTCCGGGAACAGGTAAAACTCAAACGCTATTAGAAAAAGTAATTGAATACAAAAATAGAGGTATCCCTTTAGATCGTATTGGTTATTTTGCTTTTACTCGTAAAGCGGCTTACGAAGCAAGGGACAGGTTTCTAGAAGCTTTTCCAGAACTAGACAAAAAAGATGTTAAACATTTTAGAACTTTACATTCTTTTGCTTTTAAATATCTCGGACTTCAAGAGGAAAATGTAATGCAAGAAGAACATTACAAAGCTATCGGCGAAGAGTGTGGATTAAGAATTAAATATGCTACCTATGAAAACAATGAATTCAATGGAATTTTTACATCTAATAGTGAATACTTAAGTCTCATTAATTTAGCTACCGTCAGAAAGATCGGTGTTTTAGATCAACTAGATCGTAATGAACATCTGGGAAAAATTGAAAGAGACAAACTTCAAGTGGTTGCTAAACATATAGAAGACTACAAAAATACTTACCAACTCATTGATTACAATGACATGCTTAATCGATTTATAAATCAGATCCAATTACCTGATGCCAAAGTTCCTCAGTTTGAAGTAATTTTTATTGATGAAGCTCAAGATCTCTCTCTTTTACAATGGAAAATGATACAAGCTTTACAGCAATACACTAATGATACTTACATAGCAGGAGATGATGATCAAGCAATCTTTGGGTGGGCCGGCGCAGATGTAGATTCTTTTATTCGTTTTGATGCAATTGAAATACCTCTTAAACAATCTAAACGAGTACCGCGATTAGTACATAGTAGAGCTCTAGATCGATTAGATAATATTACGTTAGGAAGACTAGAAAAACCCTGGAATACACCAAAAGCAGAGCAAGGAACAATTACTACTTTGTTTTCTATGGATTCTATAAATCTTTCTAAAGGAGATTGGTACATTTTGGCTAGAACGAACGATTTATTAAAACCTATTTTTCAAGATTTAAGAAAACGTGGTGTTTACTTTGAAACTAAAAATGGACGAAGTATAAATGAAACTCTTTATCGAGATATTTTAAATTGGGAATCCTGGAAAAAAGGTAAAGAACTTAATACCATAGAAGTTCAAAGACTTTTAGAACGTTTTAATAAAAAATTTAAAGAGACAGAAGATAAGCTTTTTAAACTTAATGATTTAAAAAAAGAATATAAATTAGATTCTAAACTTCAATGGTATGATGCCTTCACAGCAGTGGGCCCCCAAACTAAAACCTATATCAGAACCATGAGAAGTAATGGAGAAGATCTACGTCTGAAACCTAGAGTTAAAGTTCTTACTCTCCATAGTTCAAAAGGAGGAGAAGCCACTAATGTAGTGATTCTTCAAAATCAAACCAGCAACACAATAAAAGGAGCAACGAAAACTAAAATGAAACAGGATGAAGAACAAAGAGTCTGGTACGTCGGACTAACACGATGCAGTCAAAATTTATATTTAATTCGATGCAAGGATCGAAGTAAGGAATTTAAACTATGAAAGTATATAAAAAACAAATTGGTGGATCCCACTATAAGTCTATGAAAATTCAGCCAGCCCAATTTATAAATGAAAATAATTTGCCTTTTGCAGAAGGGAATGCTATTAAATATATCTGCAGGCATAAACATAAAGGAGAAGTTCAAGATCTAGAAAAAGCAAAACATTATATAGATATGATTATAGAGAGAGATTACGGCGATCACGCTTTACCATTACCGCATGGTTTTACTTTAACTCCATCTAAAGATCCTGACATGACTCCGATGACAGAAGAGGAAGAATATCGTAATGCAGGAATAACCAAAGAGGAGGCTCAAAAGAAATAATGCAGATTCCTTTATTCAAACCTCAAACAGAATGGGTGAAGCCAGAAGAATTTCCTGATCTTACATCACGTCAACAAATTGCAATTGATTTAGAAACTTCGGATCCAGATTTAAAAACTAGAGGATCAGGTTCTGTTATTGGTAATGGAAAAGTTGTAGGGATTGCGGTAGCCACAGAAGGCTATCAAGGATACTTTCCTTTTGATCATGAAGGAGGAGGCAACCTTGAAAAAAGTGAAGTAATTCAATGGTTTAGTGACTTGTGTAAATCTCCTGCTATAAAAATTTTTCATAATGCCATGTACGATGTGTGTTGGATTCGTGCCATGGGAATAAAAATTAATGGACCTATTGTTGATACCATGACCGCTGCCTCTTTAATTAATGAAAATAGAATGCGTTATGATTTAAATAGTTTAGGAAGAGAATATATTGGTTATGGAAAAGATGAAGCCGCGTTAGTTGCTGGAGCCAAAGAATGGGGGATTGATCCGAAAGCCGATATGTGGAAGTTGCCAGCGATGTATGTAGGCAGTTATGCAGAACGAGATGCTGAAGTCACGTACGAGTTATGGAAAAAATTGAGACAAGAATTAAGCAACCAGGATCTAGAATCTATTTTTGAACTAGAATCTGATCTCTTTCCTTGTTTAGTAGATATGAAATTTAAAGGCGTTCGCGTCGACGTGGAAAATGCGCATAAGCTGAAACAAAAATTACTTGCAGAAGAAAAACAATTGCTGCAAGAGATAAAAAAAGAAACACAAATAGATGCTCAAATATGGGCTGCACGAAGTATTGCATCAGTTTTTGATAAACTAAAATTACCTTACGAAAGAACTGAGAAAACACAAGCACCTTCCTTTACTAAAAATTTTTTGGCTAGTCATAAACATCCGTTAGTTCATAAAATAGCAAAAGCAAGGGAGATAAACAAGGCACATACTACTTTTATAGATACCATTATTAAACATGAACACAAAGGCCGAATCCATGCAGATATTAATCAAATAAGATCAGATCAAGGTGGTACTGTCACTGGAAGATTTTCATATTCAAAT